AAAATGTAGATTGTCATTACGAACACCAAAGTGTTGATCTGTAATTAATAAAACTTTCATACTAACACCTATGGTATGGAGGGTTTGGTCCCATTACTTCATGGAAGAAGAATGCGAGAGTTAATCTTGTTTGATTTTTACCAAACGTTTGCATCCCATGTGGAGTTTGATTGTTGAAACAAAACATTCTGTTGTATACATTACTAACTCTTACAGTTTCTGTGTACTGTGAATGAAATCTATCATATGATTCCTTATACTCCTCATCCTTAATTGGTTCTCCTCTATAAAATTTACACTGTGCATCGTTGTCTTTAGGTTGACACCAAGCATATCCATTGTGTTCTTCATATATACTTGTTCCAGTATCAGGTTCTGGATATTTGTTCAAATATATTATACCACCAAATTTAACATCGTCATCCACATGTACCCACCCATGATTTTGAATATGATATTGATCATCATGGAATGGTTCTACCATTTGAAAATTAAGTGCAGCACCCCAGTTCATCTGATAGGTGTGATACCAACTTCTTAAAATCCTCTGACAAATATAATTATTCAAATCAGGATTGAGAACTTCTAATGTTTGTGTTCTTTTACCTGGCCATTGACCTCTAGGATCAGGTTGAAATTCTAGAGTTTTACAATACTCTAGAATCTTATCTGGATTTGGAAAGAAATCATCAACGATAGTTATCGGATACATTATCTTTTGGTATTCATCTCAACACGATTTTTAATTTGTGCCATATCAGCAGTTGCTTCACCATCAACTGAGAAGACATGCTCAAACCCAGACTTCTCTAAGATTTTTTCTTTGATGTCCATCTGTCGTTTCTCCTTAGCAATACGACGTAGAAACGCATAGTACACTATTTGTGTAAAATAAGCAAATGGATTTTTACTTTTAGCAGGATCAAAGTTATCTATGTATTGTATACAATTTTCTATACCATCGCAAACCATATCATCTTTATACATGTAGTTGATAAAGTTTGGTCTATACGATAGATGTTGTGCTATCTTTAAAAAACATCCACCGATATAATTATTGACACGGGGTTTAGGAAGACCTTTCTCCTTGGCAATATTAACCTTATCCTTGTACTTTACAATAGCAGCAAGAAACTCAGCGTTATTAACGTAATGCTCTTTCTTTTTTGTGGTACGCCTCATATGGTTTTTTTCCTTTGATTATATTGTAACAGGGCTTGACAAGAATGTCAATCACCTGTAGACTAACCATGTCAAGGGTTGAGGGATATATTATGTATTATATAATTTTTCAAATAGTTTTCTTGCATTATCTATCCTACCGAGATAACCTGTTGCGTCTTCTGCACTAGATCTTCTTTTAGTAGTTCTCTCTCTAACCTTATCTTCAGGTTCTAAACTTTTTATAAATGCCTCATACATAAAAATAATTTCTTTACTCATCGATGCGACACTCAAGATATCTTTTTCACGTATTATAAAAAATTCCTCGTCAGACATATTCATCCATTTATGAAACCCCATGCCTCTCATCATCTTGTTCTCACTTATTGGTTTGTCAACAATTTGAATACATACTGGGTCTTGTAGAAATGCTAAACTTTCCTTTGAATCTGTACCACCATAGTCTTCTACAGTAAGCACTGCTTTCGCAAGGATCTCCTCACCACTGACAAGTTTAAATACTCCGTGAAATTCTTCTTCGTGTTTAGCGTAGTTAAGTGTCATTAGTTTTGAGTTTAATCTCTACAATGTCATAATTAAAATTTTCTTCTTTGTAAATTTTTAATCTCTCAAAGAGATGGAGAAGAGTATAATTCTTCCCATTGTCTCTACTAATATCGTCTGCGATATCATACAAAGTTGCTACTTCTTTTCCCCTAGACTGTCGAAGTACCCTCCCGATAGATTGGAGATTTCTGACTCTGGACTTGGAGGGACTGGCGAAGACGAGGTTGTGCAACCGCCTAATGTTAATCCCAGTACTGAAAGTGCCATAACTGGCAACAATGATTTGATCATCTTCATTTTCAACTAAACTCCGTATATGTTCTCGGTCATCGACATCCACTCCACCATAAACTAAATGTACTGGTCTGTCGGTATGACTATTTATCATGTCATACAAAGGTAGACCGTGCTTCTCAACATAGTTGAATAGTACCAATGTGTTTCCCTTAAGGTCACACGCTAAGTTACGGATAAATTTATTACGTTGTTCATGTTCACAAAGGTAATCCATCTCATCTTGATACCCATCAAAGATTTGTTCTTGATGTTTAAGTACAATGACGTTAACATTTAATTTAGCAACATGTCCTTTCTTCATCAACTCAGATGTCTTAGTAACCTTAGAACATTTACCAAACACACCTTCTAATACTAATTGATTACAGTCTGTTCCATCTAACGTACCAGTAAATCCAATACGATACTTACATCCATGTAACTTATTCATAATTGTAGTAAGTGATTTAGCTTTAAATAAATGAGCTTCATCACCAATCACAACATCAAACCTTTCAAAAAATTTCCTTGGTTCCTTATAGATAGACTGCCAAGTTGATATAACTACATCATTCTGCACATATTTATCTTGTCCACCGTATATTTTATGGCAGTGGTACTCAGCGTTCCAACCATACTGTGTAAAATCTTTATACATTTGCTCGACAAGAGACGTAGTTGGTACTATAATAAGTATATTCCTCTTAACATTTACATGGAACCGAACTAATGCATAAATCATTAACGATTTCCCGCTTGCAGTTGGCGACAATAGGAGTCTTCTGTTGTATTTTAGGCACTCGTATATTGCTGCGTATTGGTAATCACGAGCCTTCACAGGAAGCTTTAAAGCTCGAACAAATTGAACTACAGACTGAGGCGTTACCAGAGAGTTCTCTTCCTTTGGAAATCCAAAGTGTTGACTTTCCAAAACCTGATATTGATATCCCCTTTCAGTTGCCCAGTCAGTTAGATAGTCTACTAAACCGCAATAAATTTCCCCAGTAGCAGGTGAGAATAAACGCACCTTACCATCCCAACCTTTGTATCTTCTCGTCTTCTGCATGTACTTTGCAGAGGGAATTTCAAAGGTAAAATATTCTGTTAACTCTTGTTTGAGATGAGGTTCTGCATCAACTTTTAAATAAACTTCATTCTTCTTACGTATAAGGAGATCCATAAAACCATGCCACAATAGATTTTCTCACATCATCAGATGTTACAGGACGTACTCTATGCCATTTTCCAGAAGGAAAAAATATAGCAGAACCTTTCTTACCTTTAAAGGTTTCGTATCTTGGATTAGTCCCTGGTTTATATATCTCCAAATCAAACTCCCCTCCCTCATACTCTTCAGGGTCACTCATAAAGAGGGTCATACTTATTTTTCTAACAACACCACGAATGGGTCTAGGGTGTTGATCAACGTGCCAATCATATAAACCACCTTTAGGATAGACACCAAACTGGACAGGTTCTACACCAGTTATATTAAAATTCCATCCAGCACTTTCATTTATTACCTGTACCATTTTCATTAGCATGGTCGAAAGTTTTTGATCTTTCAACCATGTTACTTGACTATTTCTTTTTGTTCCAGTACCTTCGTTTTCTTTATTGTTATAAAGAGTTGCAGGAATAAAATCTAAATCAGCACCTGCTATAGCAGTTCTTACAGTGTTTAACGATTGCTGATTAAAAGTTACTAATTTAAAATACTTGCCGTAATTCATTACATACCAGATTGAAACTTATCCCATTCAATAGCATTTTTAATCTGAAAGTTACGACCATTTATCTGTCGCAAAACACCATCGAGAAAGAATATCACTTGTTCTATATAGTCTATCTTGTACTGAAGTTTTCTGACCTCTTCATCACCGTCAATAAACATATTAATTTCTTCTCTAGTAGTCAGTTTAAAATCAAAAGGCACCTCTCTATACACTGTAGCAGGTGCCTTTCCTTTATAATATATCCACTTCTGTTTAACTAAACCTTTCATTTCACCTTCTCTTTCTTTCTTCATTAGAGAAAATGTATTATAAAATGCCATCCATCTTTGATGGAGTTGAGGGATCCTTACAGATTCCTCACCATACTTATCAGGATCTATGACACTATCAGTCTTCCACATCTCCTGAAGATTTTCTAAATTCATTATCTTTTAATCCACCTTGGTGCATAGAATACTAAAAATGAAGTAGTCCAAAATATTCCTAATGCTGCTGTATGCAACAAC